GGTAAGTGATGAATTGCTGTTGAGTATGGGACTGAAAGCGGATGTTACAGTTCCAATCAAATCGGATAGGACATTAAATTTTCTGGCGTTCCATCGTCAGTATGTTTTTGAGGGACCAAGAACAAAGGAGAAAAGTAATGGGTAAGGTAAAGGGTTGGCTGATGGACATGGAGGAAGATGCCATGTGGATGAGTCGAGATTCGTGGGCCGCTCGTCACGGTGCGCATAATCTGGATGTATATGATGAGGCCGTAGAACACTGGTCAGACCATGTAGAGGACAAGGAAGAAGAATGAGAAACGCCAATAACAACAGCTATTATACCGAAGACAACTTGTTGCAGAACAAGCCCTATCGGTTGCGTGGGCAGGAGACGTGGGTCGATATCCAAAACCTGTCGGTGCAGATAATCAAGGAGAAAGCAGGCGTGTTCGTCGCTATCTATCCTGAGATCCACGAGGGGCGGGATAAAGACAAGCCCCTGCAAACTATGTTTGTGCCGTTCAGTGCGGCACCGACAGCCGACGACGAAGAAGCGAAGCTGCGTAAAAGCAGTGCTGAGATGACAGACCAGCAGAAAAAGCAGCGACGTAAATACAGACTGTCAGGAAACAATGTGCGTAAATATAAAACCAGACAAGGAGACATGGTATGAGCGGCATGAACGGCAAGAGGATGACTAGGGATATGCGTATAGCTTTGCTGAAGGCTCGTAATGAGCTGAAGGACATGAAGAATACAATCGTAGAGACAAACGATCTTTGGATTTCTGACCTTAGAAATCTTGAGTCTGCGCTCCACGTCATGGAAGTTACGTTTGGTTTTGCGCCGCCCAAAAAACAGGGGGCGTTTTGGATGGACTACGTTCTGAAAGAGGACGTGCAGCCGGAGGAGGAACACGATGATTAAATGGGTGTTGCTTGTGATCTCATTGACAGAACACAACACCCTCAACCATGAGGCGCTGGGCTTTTATGATACAATAGCCCAGTGTCATGTGGCGGCGACTCAGTACCACTGGGAGGATCAAATGCCGCTCAATGAGGAAATGGTCTGCATGAGGATAGGTATCCAGGATGGTGACGAGTAAGTGGTACAAAGATGACTTGGGGCGGAGCCGCACAAGAGAGAGCATACGGCGTTGGCTTAACGCTGAGTACATTCCGGCACGGGATGAAGATCCAAGAGTCGAAGAGGTAGAAAAGACAACCGAAATTGTTCAATCGCTGGGGGGCGCGGGGCATGTTGAAGAAGCGTACTCTGCCCCGAAGCGGTGGGGGTATGATTAAATGTATGTTGATAAAAGGCCGACATGCGAGTTGTGTGGCGCAGCACCATCTGACGTACACAACTCTGACGGCACATACGAATGCGCTGGGTGTTGGGTAAAGAGGAGGAAGAGACATGAAGCAGAGAGATCCAAATTGGCGAGGCATACGCAGGCACCATGTTATTCCCGACAAGAGGGATGGACTCATCGCCAAGGGGCATGAGCAGGACATGTCTTACGAGGGCCGCTGTCCGAGGTGCGGGAGCCGAGATCGTGTGGAAGTACATGGGCACACTCAGTGTGTGGGGTGCCATGTTGTGATTGATGATTGTTGTCAGGGAGGTTCATGTGATTATTGAGGGAGATGGATTGTTTGCGAAGCGCATGGCTAGGGGCCGGTGCCCATCGTGCGATGCCAAAGTAGAGGGCAACCAATGTACTGTGTGCAAGTTGCGCATCATTGACAGCCGACCATCATCTGATAAGATATCAGATGATACGTTACCATCTGAGTGGGAGCCGGATATGCATGAAACATGGTTGTCTCCGACAGCGGAGCAGATAGCTGAGAAGGAAGAAAAACTTTCATGGTCTTCCGCTGTATCCATTATCGAAGGCGTTGTCATGGAGAAGTTAGAGTACATGACTGACTACGGTAATGATTACGACGATGAGCATAAGGAAATGGTGGAGAAAGCATGGAACAGAATACTCAAGGGTTGACCCGGATCATTAGAATTCTTGACGAGGAGCTTACAGAGCTGATGATCGCAGGTCTGTACCGTCAGGCTGAAGAAACGCGCAAGCGTTTGGATACATACATTGACATGAGAAACTCTCAGGAAAGAAATACAGATGACAGACAACGTACTTAGTTTCCCCGTGAAGAAAGTTGAGAAGGCCAAAGAACCTGTGCCAAAGGTTTGTGAGATGGCAGCCGATCACTTTAAGGATCTGATTATCCTTGGTCAGAACAAGGAGGGGTCTGTGCAAATGGTCACGACCATTCACGATCCCGCTGAAATCTTCTGGTATTTTGAGGCCGCAAGGTTTGGCATCATGTTAGGTGATACAGACTCGGAGTAGCGACATGAAGTTCAACTATAAAACAAAACCGTATGACCACCAGCACACTGCACTGACTAAGTCGCATGATGCTAGGAACTATGGCTATTTTATGGAGATGGGTTGTGGCAAATCGAAAGTCTTACTTGATAACATCGTCTGGCTTTATGAGAACAAAAAGATCGACACCGCAGTTATCGTGGCTCCGAAAGGCGTCTACCGAAATTGGCAGACTAGCGAGATACCGACTCATCTACCAGAGGGCATTCCGCATGAGATTTATGTATGGAAAGCGAGTGCCAACAAAAAAGAAACAGAGCGCCTCCGAGATGCCATTAAGAAGCGTGGCGTCCTCCGCATATTTCTGGCGAATGTGGAGGGGTTTGCGACTGCGAAGCTGCCAAAGTATATGGAGGCATTCGTTGGAGACAGCACATTTCTTCTTGCGGTTGACGAGTCAACAACAATCAAGAACCCCAAAGCCAAGCGGACTAAAAGTCTGGTACGGCTCGGCACGACAGCGGCCTACAAGCGCATACTTACAGGGTCACCTGTTACGAAGTCGCCGTTAGACTTGTACGCACAATGTGGATTCATGGACAAAAAGCTGCTGGGCCATGACTCTTACTACTCATTCCAGGGGCGGTACGCGATCACTCGCACACAGCGCATGGGCAGTCATTCATTTCAGCAGGTAGTGGGCTACAGAAATCTGGAGGAGCTGTCGGATAAGCTGCGCACGTTCTCTTACCGTGTGACAAAGGAAGAAGCCCTAGACCTACCTGAGAAGATATATACCACTCGACAGGTGGGGCTGACTGATCAACAGCTAGACTACTATGCATCGATCAAGTCTGCGGCTATCGCCATCCTGGAGGATGGAGAGCTGGTCACAGCTCCAGCAGCCATGACTCAACTACTACGATTGCAGCAGGTTCTGTGTGGGCATGTGATGACAGACGATGGAGAGCTGGTTGAGGTTCCTACCAAGCGTCTGGCTGCGCTGGAGGAGTGCATCGATGAGATGGATGGTAAGGTTATCATTTGGTCGAGGTTCAGGTACGACATCAAGAAGATCGAAGCTGCCCTGAAAAAGACCCACGGTCCGAGTTCCACGGTCAGTTATTTTGGGGACACGACTGATGATGCAAGACAGGAAGCGATCAAGTCTTTTCAGTTCGGGGACGCAAGGTTCTTTGTGGCTAACCCGCAGACCGCAGGATTTGGTTTGACTCTCACGGCAGCGACCAACGTGATCTACTATGCTAATGACTTCAACCTTGAGACTCGTGTTCAGTCTGAGGATCGTGCGCATCGTATTGGTCAGCATCACCCTGTCCTGTATGTGGATCTGATGACAAAGAACACGGTGGATGAACACATTGTGAAGACGTTGCAGTCAAAGATTGAGCTGTCTGCTCAGACTCTGGGTGAACAAGTGAAGAAATGGTTGGAACTAACCCCCCGCCGAAGTGACGGTTAGATGCGCGTTGTTCGGCATAGTCGGAGGTGTGCTGGCTTTGTTTGCTCCGGTATCTACTTTCTAACTGATATGGGTACAGGGCACATTCATGTGTTTCCATGTCAACATATAACAGGCGGACACCTAGCTTCTTTTGTTCGTCACCTAAAAGACGTGAGATCACTGAGCCATTCTTTCGGCGTCCAGCTTTTTTCACGTCAAACAATAGCACCTTCCTAGTGGGGGTGATGGCTATCAGGTCAACCGGGCCTTGCTCCAAGAAAGGGGAGTAGACATAACAGTTTTGGGCGAACAGCCAGTTGGCAGCAATCAACTCGCATCGTTTACCGTCACTGTTTTTCTTTGCTGGTCTCATTTGGTTATTGACCTCTGGCTAAAACATAAGATAGTATACGTTAGCTGAACAGGGAATAGGAGTAAAGGTGTGGATACAAGTAAGTGGAAGTCTATCGCTGTGTCGATAGATATATACAGAACATTGCGCGAGCTTGCAGACAAGAACGACAGGTCTGTCAGTAAGCAGGTTGCGCATATGGTCAAGGCTGCGACTGAAAAGAAAGCTGCCTAACCAAGATTACGGTGTACATTTTGGGGTTGCAGTACACCGTTGGAATATGTATAACCCCGTCTCCGTCCGGTCAGGTTGACCGGACGGCCCAAAAGCCGAAGGGCTTAAACTTTGTACTAAAAGGAGAGTGCGATGAGCGATGTGTTTTCGCTGTTTGAAGAAGAGGCAGTCAACGCCGATAAGTTTGACACAGTTGGGAAGGAGGGCGCTTCGGAGCTTTCCAACCTTATCCGTCGATCTATTCAGATCGATCAGGAGATCAAGGATGCAGAACAGCATCTCAAGGATCTCAAGTTCAAGAAAAGAAAAGTGAACGAAGAAGATATCCCTATGCTCATGGAAGAGATGGGCATGGATAGGGTTGACGTGGATGGTAACAAGGTTACTCTCCGCCAGTTCGTTCATGCCCGTATTACCGAGGACAAACGCGATGAGGCTTTTGGTTTCTTGCGGTCTATCGGTGAGGCCGACATCATCAAGAATGACGTGACAGTATCCTTCTCTGCTGGGCAAGACAACCAAGCGGGTGCCGTGGTCGATGACCTGCGCAACCAAGGGTTGGAGCCAGCGCAGAAGACACACGTTCATCCTATGACGTTGAAGTCTTGGGTAAAGAACCGCATAGAAAGCGGTCAGGAAATAGACTTCGATACCTTCGGAGTATTTGTCGGCACAGAAGCCAAGATCACAAGGAGCTAGACATGGCTGATACAGCAGTAGTAGAAAAGAAAGAAACCCTTCCCTCAACTATCATGGCTGACATGGCTCAGTTCGCTGGTGAGGGGATGGATAGCATCACCGCAGATGATATGCAGATCCCGTTCTTGCGGGTGCTGCAAGCTCTGTCTCCAGAGATCCAGAAGAACGATCCCAAGTTTATCAAGGGCGCGTCGGCTGGTGACCTAGTCAACACCGTTACTGGTGAGACTTGGGATGGAGACGAGGGTGTCGTGGTCATACCTTGCGGGTACACTCTCAAGTATCTTGAGTTTGGTTTGCGTGACTCAGGTGGTGGCTTTCAGGGTGAAATCCCTGCCAACCATCCCGACCTTGCCAACACTACCCGCGAGGGTAATGCGGAGATGCTACCAAGTGGCAATGAGTTGGTTCGTTCAGCCCAGCATCTTGTGATGATTGTGGACACCAAGACAGGTGCTACACAGCAAGCTATCTGTGACATGAAGAAGACTCAGCTCAAAGTCTCACGCCGCTGGAACACACAGATGCGTATGGTTCAGTATGACGGTCCTAATGGTCTGTTTAACCCACCTATGTGGGGCACTGCGTGGCGTCTTACAGTGGTCTCAGAGAGCAACGACAGGGGTACATGGTACAACTATGCTATCGCCCGTGTAGAGCCATCCGAGGTGCCAGATGCAGCATTCATGGCTGCGCGTTCCTTCTTCCAGTCGTTCAAGTCAGGTGAGGTACAGACCTCCGCTGGCACGAGTGATGAGATGACTAAGAAGCAGGATAACGACGGAGACGATATCCCATTCTAATCGCCGGGATGTTGCGACGTGGGTCAGGGGGCCGCGTGTATAAAGACCAAATGATCCCGGCAAGGGCTTACCTCGCCCTGGTAAATCATCATTTGGTTACCCCCTGCTCTTTCTAACACGAGGGGGCAGAGATGAACCTAGAAGAAAAGTTCATGGCGGCGTTTGATGGTTTTAGCGGCGCACATGGACAGACACAAATATCAGAAGAGAGACGCGCTGGTAAGCAGAAAGCGAACTCTCGTATCGTCAGACAACCACTGACGCTTGATCTCGTTAAGTCTCATCTCGGCGGTGCCCGAGGCGTGGGATCTATACCTATCAAGGAAAACAACAAGTGCTTGTTTGGTGCGCTTGACATTGACCAGTATCCTCTTGACCTCGCTGCGATAGATCGCAGGCTGCGGGAGAGTGAGATACCGTGCATCGTTTGCCGATCAAAGTCAGGCGGTGCGCATATATTCTTTTTCTTTACCGAAGAGATAAGTGCCGGAGAATTTCGTGACAAGGCCGGCGAGATCTCTGCGTTTCTTGGGTATGGTGGGTGCGAAATATTTCCCAAGCAAGAGCAGATTCTCGTCGAGCGTGGAGATGTTGGTAACTTCATCAACCTGCCGTACTTTGACCACGAGCAGACCACTAGGTATGCGGTCAAGGAAGATGGTCAGGATGCTACGCTGGAGGAATTTGTTGAGTTAGTTGAGAAGCGCAAGTGTACACCCAAAGAATTTGTGAACACTAAACTTGGCAACAGCATTGATGAGTTCAACGAGTACCCCCCATGTCTACAGGGTATGTTCTCTGATGGTGTGCCAGAGGGTACAAGAAACACTGTGATGTTTGCGGCATGTGTGGCTTGCAAAAAAGAGCAGCCCGAAAGCTGGAAATCTAGGCTGGAGGAGATCAACACAAAGTATGTGCAGCCTTCTTTGCCTGCGTCAGAGATCGTCACCATACAGCAGCAGCACGAGAAGAAAGAGTACGGCTACCCCTGCCAGCAGGAGCCGCTGAAGTCTCGCTGCAACAAATCATTGTGCAAGACAAGGAAGCATGGGGTTGGGGGCAACAGGGCAAGCGCAGACATCACAGGGCTGTGCGTGGTTAAGTCCGAGCCACCTGTCTGGTTCTGTGATGTTGATGGTAGCCGCGTCGAGTTGACCACTGAAGAGCTACAGACTCCACAAAAGTTTCAGAAGGCTTGCATGGAACAGGTCAGGATTATGCCACCACTTTTGAAGATGGCAGACTGGCAAGACCTAGTTTCGATGATGATGGAGGACATGAGCGAGATAGATGTGCCAGAGGAGCTGACCTATAAGGGACAGTTTGTTGATTATCTGGAAGAATTCTGTGTCGGTAGAGTTCAAGCTGCAAGCCCAGAGGAGCTATCTCTTGGTAAGCCGTGGACAGATGAAGGCATCACATATTTTAGGATTGAGGCTTTAATTAAATATCTGCGGAACCACCGCTTCGATAGCTATAGTCGTGGGCAAATACAGGAACGTCTGAAAGAGATGAACCCTGATGGTAAGGCTAATGGGTTTAAGAAATTTAAGGACTCAAAAGGTGAGTGGAAAAACATACGAGTTTGGCATGTGCCGGAGTTCACTTCTCAGGTTGAAGTGCCGTCGGTAGAGGTTAAAGAAGCGGAGGTGCCGTTTTAATGGAAACAACTATCTTTGGCCCACCGGGCACAGGCAAGACAACTACGCTGCTGAACATTGTTGATGATGCCTTGCAGGGCGGCATGAACCCAAGCCGCATAGGTTTTGTTTCGTTCAGTAAGAAGGCTGCAACGGAAGCAAAAGAAAGAGCATTACAGAAGTTTGGAATCGACCCAAAGTACCTAACGCATTTCAGGACTTTACATTCTATGGCGTTCCAATACCTCGGCCTTAGATCACAGGACGTGATGAAGGGCGCTGACTACACTGAGCTTTCTACTCTGGTGGGACTCCCGTTCTCGTCTCATGCATCTCTTACAATGGACGACGGGCTACTGTTCAAAGCAGGGAGGGGTGGGGATGCGTATCTGAATCTTATCAACCTAGCTAGGGCAAGGCAGGTCAGTGTTGAGACACAGTATCATCAGTTAAACGACTGGCGGATTCAGTTGCGTCAACTCAGAGTTATAGACGGTGCGCTTACATCTTATAAAAGTGCAAAGGGCAAGATGGATTTCGTCGACATGATTGAGCAGTTTGTTGAAGGCGGGGAGGGTCCGCATTTCGATCTGCTGATCGTTGATGAGGCACAGGACTTGGTTCCGTTGCAGTGGCGCATGGTGAAAGACATTCTAGTTCCGAGGTCCGAGCGCACATATTATGCGGGCGACGATGACCAGTGTATCTATTCTTGGATGGGCGTTGACGTTCAAGATTTTATGAAGTCCTGTGATGACGTGAGAGTATTGAGTAAGTCATACAGGCTTCCCGCACCAGTGTATAACGTCGCGCAAAACATCGTAAAACGAGTGAGCTTGCGACAAGAAAAACACTGGTCACCCAATGATCACGATGGATCAGTCAATTGGCACTATGATATACTGGACGTAGACATCCGGTCTGGTGAGTGGTTGATTCTTGGTAGAACAAACAACATCGTCAACAGAGTTGGCACCATGCTCAAAGAGCAAGGCTTCGTGTTCTGGCGCGAAGGCCGAGGTAAAAACGGATGGTCTGTATCCCCTAACACTTTAGAAGCACTGGAGGTATGGTTACGGCTATGCAGAGGAGAGACGTTTTCATCCGAGGAACTAAAACAATTTGGCAAGTTTATGAGGAAGGAAGCTATAACCCCGGCTGGGAAGCGACGTTTGAACAATTTAGACCCCGAAGAAACCTACACTCTCGACGACATTATAGAGAAGTGCAGCTTACTCGTTACACGAGAGACACACTGGTCGCAGGTGATCAAGGTGTCGGACAGGGAGGTGACATACATCACCTCAGTTCGCCGGAGTGGGGAGAAGATTCTGGGGAACTCCAAGCCGAGGATTCGTCTATCGACGATTCATGCCGCGAAAGGTGGGGAGTCGGATAATGTAATCCTTCTCACCGAGACCAACACAGCCTGCGAAAAAAGCCTCGACCAAGATGGCGAAGCCCGTTGTTTCTATGTGGGAGCAACGAGGGCCAAGAAAAACTTACACATAGTTGAATCAGGGAATCCGAGGTACAAGATATGAAAACGAGAGAAGACTTCCTCAAGGAAGCAGAGTCACTGATCAACGGTCCGAGGGCCAAGGAATATGGTCCTGCAAAGCTGAACCACCAGCGTATCGCAGACATATGGACGATTCTGCTACGGGGTAAATTATCGTCCGAAATTACACCGGAAGAGGTGGTGGCCTGTATGGTGGGCTTGAAGCTGGCAAGACTGGCAGAGGACATTAGCAAGGATGATTCATGGGTAGACATCATTGGGTACGCAGCGTTGGGCGGGGAGATCATCAACGATGAAGGCTGATTTGTTTGAAGATGAGGGGGACACTTGGTCACCCCCGTCCACGTTTCCTGATCTCACCAACTGTGACAGGATAGCTATTGACCTAGAGACTCGCGACCCAAACCTGATGACGTTGGGTCCAGGATGGTGCCGAAACGACGGATACGTTATTGGTTACGCTGTGGCTGCGGGGGACTTCGTCGGTTATTTCCCGGTGCGGCATGAGTCCGGAAACATGCCAGAGCGCATGGTAGTTAACTGGCTAAAGAAACAGATGGACACGCCTCACATTGAGAAGGTTATGCACAATGCCATGTACGATCTTGGCTGGATGCGCTGGGCTGGTATCGAAGTGAAGGGTAAGATTATCGACACAATGATTGCAGCTCCGCTGCTCAACGAGAATCGCAGGTTCTATAACCTGAACTCGCT